GACTGCTTCTCTTGACCCGTTCACATATAACTTCTGACAAACTCTAAACCTTACCTCTTCTAGATTGTTGGGCTTGTTGAATAATATCATTGGATTTCCCATCATTGACTCATTTATCATCTCAGATGTCATGCCACAGAGATCTCTCATCCTGTTTAATTGATGAATTGGTCCAGTACTTGCTTCTATTCTGAGCAATCCACCTATATTGGTTTCAGAGTTTTCTAGCTCCACCATGTAGTCAAGTAGTGTCCCGTCCAACATTTTGTGGGAATTATTGAATAATCTGAGCTCATTGTCACACATAGTGAACCTCTTGGTCATATAGATGTAATAGTTCCAAAATTCTGGGCCAAACATCATCATCAAGCAGGGGTCAAATATAGGATAATGTCCCATGTGATAAGGCATCCATTTTATACCATAATCTCTCATTGAATTAACACCAGAGTCATGTGTGTGGTATATGGACTCACAGTAATCTTTGTTCAATAGATGTGACAGCAGATACAAATCCAGTGACCCTCCATTCTCTATGATTTGTCTAGATGATGAGTAACACTCTTTCACCATTCTGTGAAATGAGTCTGTGTTGGGCATGTGAACAGATGATAGAGCAAACTTGATTGTTGCTGGGACTAAACTCATTCCACTAACAAATAAAGAATTGAACTCTCCTATTAATGGGTTTATGCTGGATTTACTTGCTGATGTTCTGCAGTTGAATAATAGTTCAGATAGCCTTTGACACCTCATGAAAAGCCTAAGTTTCATCATGGGGAAATTCTTATTATTTGTGACTTCAGGGCAGAATGAGGTGTAAGAGTCATCTGAAGATAGAACATCAAAATGATCATTTGGATCAATGTTCTTCCTTAAACACACTATCCTATACAGCTCATTCCTAAAGCTTATCATGTTTAGGTGAAGTAGAGAAGATGTGAAATGTAATATCCCTTGGCCCATGTTAGATTCATTCATCATTGAGATGTCTCTAGTTGCCAAGAATCTATTTTTAACATCTTGTAGATTCTTGTTCTTATGAATTTTTGCATTCCCATCATCAACAAACCAAGCTTTCACTAGTCTGTCTGGTAAGAGACATCTCTTATTCTGATGCCTGATTAGCACATCCAAAATAAAGTTAAATAAAGGCCCCAGCTCTCCCTGAAACTGGGTGAACAAGTACAAGAATTGGATGGGAACAAAGCTAGGACCCCACTTTGATTTGTCCATAGTTATGTGGATTTGAGCTCTAGTCCCCGGGAGTCTCTTGGAGTTTAGAAGAATGGATTTTATTGTCTCATTTTTGTTCTTCCCGTGAGTTAATATCTCCCTATTGTCAAAACTACAAATTTGTCTGGACAAGGTTTCTAGAACATTTATTCTTATTCTGACTGTAATTGGTAGAATCAATATTTCTCTGACTCCACCTATTTGATTCTTCTTGAAAACCTGATAGTGAGTTTCTTCATCTTTGAATCTCTCAACTATCTCGTATGATTTATGAACACCCTGATCCAGAAGAGAGATTACACCCTGGATACACTTCCTTCTAGGGTTTTGTCTTATGGTTGCAGGTCTGTGTATTGAGCTTTCATACACAGAACTAGATTTGAAAGTGGCATATTCATCTATAGTTTTATTTAGAGAAGGATTAAGAGCAGATTGCCTCACCTCGAAGTTGTGGAAATCCTTTTGATGTTTTCTGTGAAGAATAGCCCCTATTTCAATTGCTAATCTTGAAAACTGATGTGATCTGGGCTTTGATATAATGAGTTTTGCAAAATCTTCATCAGACATATCATCTCTGTACCCTAAGTGGTTTCCCTGCAACTTCACTTCTTTAAAATTATTCTCCCCTTCTAATATTTTGTCTAAAACCTGAAAACTTGAGTGTGTTGGGTCATCTTGATTCTTATTGAAAAGCATTGTGAAATACATTTCACACAGTATTTCATGAAACTCTGCATTCACTTGAGGTTCAACACAAATTCTAGGCAATTTGATTATGGACCCACCAAAAGAATCAAACATATTTCCAGTTATTGGATCAACCTTGACTTTACCAAAAGATGCATTACCCTTAGGGCCCCATGACATCATGTTTTTCCTGTAGGACAAGGCTTTTTTTAACAAGTATAGCTGTAAAGGTGACCTTATCGCTTCAGACATCTTATCAAAGACATCATTGTATTTAGGCCAGATTGATATGGATGTCATGACTAAGTATCTGTAGTTCTGTATCATCTTCGAGGTTGATCTCCTGTTCTCTAAGTATATTGATATTATCATGCCCAACACATTAGTGTCATCATTATTGGTATGATGGATAATACTCACCCCGTCAATGCTCTTAATGAACAAACTATCCATCAAATCATCAGAATTTTTTAAATCACTCCTCTCTGTGTCCTTTTTACTGGAAACATAGTGTCTTTCTTTATAATTGGAGAGATCAGGTCTTGACTTCATAGAGATATATGTCATGTATGCCATCAGTATTTTATCATAACACCTAACATAGTGTTCTAACCTATGGACATCTGCAGATAACCAGTCACTATGGAGGACAGTACTTGATATATTCATTCTCTTGAAAAACCTATTGTCTGACAATTCATGTTCATGTGCAACAACTGGATCAACCAAAACTTTGAACCAACACAGGTTCACCAATTCACCACACCTCAATTTAGGTCCAGGGAACAATAGCACGAACACACCTTTGAAACCAGTTGATTTTAGAACAAAATTTTTTCTTCTATCTCCTCTCATAGCATTGATATTAATTTCTCTATAAACACTCTGACAAAACTTCACGTAAGATAATCCTACTCCACTCATAGATCTTATGTTGTCCATGTTCTTCATGGTGTCACCAGTCTCACTCACAGCAGACTTTCTAGAAAGTAGAAACAATATCTTACTAATTTCAGATACATCAAGATCAGGGGAGATTGCCATACCATTGTGTTTTTTCTGCTCTTCTATATGTTCTGTAGAATTTATGGAGATATAGTACTTTCTTCCAGGGCCTTCCAGGGCAATTTTCTTCCTAACCTCACTTGGGATGCTTATATGGCACAAAAAATCATCATTCAGAATGACATCCTTCTTCTCCAAATTGTTGAAATGATCTCTATAGCCAAACCCTATATGGGAAATAACTGGATCTGTTGATTCAGCCATCTTTGCTGAAATATTTGAGCAGTCTCTGAAATCAGCCTCAGTGCTCCTGAGTGCAGAATCATCACCAGTCACAGATAGAAATGGAAGGGGCATCACACTTCTGAACTTAAATGTGTTGGATCTTTCTCTCATTGTTTCTAAGAAAGCAAATTCATTAAAATCATCTGTTGTCATCATTGGGTCTTCTATGGAGTCCACTATGTCAGCCATGGAATTCATGAAAGATGTAATTTTCTCATCATTTACTTTTTCAAAAGTTGGGATATCCCCGTGAAAACACTTGTTATTTAATTTTTTGTGAGTCTCTTTAGCATACTCAAAGGGAAAATCTAGATCAATTTTTGATTCTATATAATTGTTATACTCCAGGAACAACTGAAATCCATCTTGAGTTTCATGAATTTCAGAGAGGAGATCATTGAATCTTTCACATATATCAGCCATGGCTGCCACTGACACATCATCCAGGCCTAAGAGCAACAATTCATCTCTGGTCATGTAGGGGTCTTTGGAATAGATGAAAAAGGTTTTGTATGAAACTTTGTATCCTGATTCTTTCAACATATGAATTAGGAGTGAGTATTTGCTGAGTTTAGCATCTTTGGCATCAAATGATGAAGATACTGTGACCTCAAACATTTCAACTGAATTTAAGTCGAATATATCCAAATAGTCAGGAGTTAACTTCTTCACATCATGGTAGTATGGACCATTGAACTTGTAGCCTTGTTTTTCAAAACTTTCAATGGATCTCTCACCATATTTTTTGTTGAGTTTAGAACATATCATCAAATGAATTATGTTGTGTCGTATCTTGTACAGATTCTTGTAATCAACTATTGTTTTGATAACTGTAGGGTCCACA